CTTCAGGTGCTGACATGGGCTGGGGAGTTGGCCGGAGTTTCGATGGGCGAGATCGAACAGGCCACCAAGAAACTGACCACACGGCTGTCGGAAGCGACGTCTGGGTCCGGATCGGCTGTTGGGGCTTTGCAGCGGTTGAACCTGACAGCGGCGGAACTGCAGGCGCTGCCGCTCGACCAGCGCATCGTCGCAATTCAGGAGGCACTGAACCAGTTCGTTCCGGAAGCAGAACGCGCTGCCGTGGCTTCCGACCTCTTCGGTGACCGGGCCGCACTGGCCTTCCTGCGCATCGATTCTGCGACCCTGCGGGAAGCCGCGCAGGACGTTCAGGATTTCGGGGTGGCGGTGAGTGCGGCCGACGCGGCGCAGATCGAACGCACCGGCGATGCCATCGCCAAGTTGAGCCTGATCTGGCTTGGCCTGACCAACCGCCTGACCGCTGCCGTCGCCCCGGCGCTGGAGACGGTGGCGACTGCACTGGCCGATATGGCGCGCGGCACCGGGCCCATCGGCGGTGCAATCACCGCCGTCTTTGACAATCTCGGCCGCCTCGCCACCTATGCCGCGACGTTTACCGCCTTCATGGCCGGTCGCTGGGTGGCCGGGCTGGCCGTTGCCGCCCTGTCAGTGCGTGGCCTCGCCACGGCGCTGGTCTTCCTGCGCGGGGCGCTGATCCGCGCCGGCATTGGCGCGCTGATCGTCGGTGCGGGCGAGCTTGTGTATCAGTTCTCGCAGCTTGTCACCCGGGTCGGCGGCGTGGGCGAGGCGTTCCGGCTGCTGGGCGATCTGGCCAAGGAGGTCTGGTCGCGCATCGGCCTCGCGCTCAACGCCGCATTCGCCAACATGGCTGCGGGCTGGGAGGGTCTGAAGGCAGCGGGGCTGTCGGCGCTTGAAGGCACCATCGCGGGCGTGGTCAGTTTCGGGGACCGGACGGCGGCGATCTTCCAGGGAGCCTACGATGCGGCGGTGGCAATCTGGGGCAGTCTGCCCGGCGCCATCGGCGACTTCGCCTTCCAGGCCGCGAACGGATTGATCTCTGGCGTCGAGGCGATGCTGAATGGCGTCGTCACGCGCATCAACAATTTCATCAACGGGTTGAATGCGGCGCTGGACCTGCTGCCGGATTGGGCGGTTGGCGAGGGTGGGGTGCGGATCGGCACACTCGACCCGGTGGAACTGGCGCGGATCGGCAACCCATTCGAGGGTGCAGCAACAGCTGCTGGCGCTGCAGCAGCGGATGCCTTCTCGGCCGCGCTGTCCCGGACATACCTCGAGCCGCCCGACCTCGGGCTTGGCACGATGGCAGACGACGCGCGTGGCCGGGCCGACGGTTACCGCGAGGCAGCGGGCATGCTGGCCGATGCTGCAGGCCGTCCGCTGGCCAGTTGGCAGGCGCTGCGCGACGCGGTGACCGGTACCGGATCGGATGCCGAAACGGCGCTGGCAGATGCCGCCAGTTCGGCGGATACCCTGAACACAGAACTGGACGACACCGCAGCTGCGGCCGGGAATGCGGGCACTGCGGCGCGCGAAGCCGGGGCGGCGGCGGCTGACGGGGCTGATCAGGCTGCGACCGGCTGGGGCGCGGTGACTGCGGCGCTCGCCGACTATGCTATTAAGGCGCGCAACATCGGCGGCGATATCGGTAAGGCGCTGGTCGGGGCCTTCACGTCGGCCGAGAACGCGGTGGGCGAGTTCGTCAAGACCGGCAAGCTCGACTTCCGCGACCTGGTCACGTCGATGATCGCCGATCTGGCCAAGCTTGCGGCGCGGCGCTTCATCCTCGGCCCCATCGCCAACGCCTTGTCAGGAGCGCTTGGCGGTGCGGGCGGGATCTTCGCCAACATCCTGCATGCGGGTGGCATCGTCGGCTCGCCAGGCCCGGGCCGCATGGTTCCGGCACTGGCCTTCGCCAATGCCCCGCGCATGCATGCAGGCGGCTGGGCTGGGATCAAGCCGGACGAGGTTCCGGCGATCCTGCAACGCGGCGAGCGCGTGCTCTCGCGCCGGGAAGCGGCGGGCTACGGCCAAGGCCAGACCAACGCACCCGCCGTCAACGTCACCATCATGGCCCGCGATGCAGAAAGCTTCCGGCAGTCGCGCACGCAAGTGGCCTCCGACATCGCCCGCGCGGTGTCCTTGGGCCGGAGGGGCATGTGATGGCGTTTCATGAAGTCAGGTTCCCCGACAACATCAGCCGGGGCGCGCGCGGGGGCCCGGAACGGCGCACGCAAGTGGTCGAACTGGCTTCTGGCGATGAGGAGCGAAACGCCAGTTGGGCCAACAGCCGTCGCCGCTATGATGTGGCCTACGGCATCCGTCGCGCCGACGATCTGGCGGCGGTCGTTGCCTTCTTCGAAGCCCGCAACGGCCGCCTGCACGGGTTTCGCTACAAGGACTGGGCGGATTACAAATCCTGCCTGCCGTCGCAGCCGGTCGCGCCGACCGACCAGCCCATCGGCACGGGGAATGGCGCGGTCACCACCTTCGCCCTGCTGAAACGCTACACTTCCGGCGCGCAAAGCTGGACCCGTGCCATCGCCAAGCCGGTGGCAGGGACCGTCAGTCTCGCCCTGAACGGCGTCGAGCAGATGACCGGCTGGAGCGTCAACACCGCCACCGGCAGCGTGACTTTCACCACCGCACCGGGTGCAGGCGTCGCAATCACGGCGGGCTTCGAGTTCGACGTCCCCGTCCGCTTCGACACCGACATGCTCGACGTAACCCTCGACCTCGAGCGGCTCGGGTCGATCACATCCATCCCGCTCTTGGAGATCCGGCGATGAACGAAGAAACCGGCTTTGTCGCCGCTGCCTTGCGCGATCTGGCAACCTCCACCGCTGTTATCCTTGCGGCCTGGGGCGCGTTGGGCGGGGCGACCAACGCCCTGACCACCCGGATGCGGCTGCGCGATGCCCTGCGTCATATCCTGCTCGGCGGTCTGATCGCGGCCGGGATGGGCAGTCTGTCGATGGCAATAATCACCGCGTGGCTCGGCCTGCCGTCGCAAGCAATCCCGGCCGGGGGTGCAGCAGGCTCGGCCGCCTATCTGGTCGGTGTCTTCGGCCCCGCCTTCATCGAGGTCGTCCTCGCCCGCCTGCGCAGCAGCAAGGGGGGCACCCCCGATGCATGAACTTCTCCGCCTTGCACGCTACATCCGCTGCGACGCGGCTGACCCGGCACAAGCCTTCAGCCACCGCCTGCGCATCGGTCTTCTGGTCGCCGCGCTGATCCTGATCCTCTCAACTCTTTTCGGGTGATCCCATGCACATGACTGACCGGGGGCTTCTGGCCCTCGTCCGGCACGAAGGACTCGTGCCCGGACCTTATCTCGACGTCAAAAACGTCTGGACCTTCGGCATCGGCCACACTGCTGCTGCAGGGCCGCCAGACCCGGCACGGATGCCGCGTGGCATGCCCGTCGATCTGGATGCCGGGATCCGCGAGGCGTTCCGGCACTTCCGCGCCGACATCGTGGCCTATGAGGCCGAGGTGCTGCGCGCGGTGAAGGTGCCGCTGGAACCGCACGAGTTCGATGCGCTGGTCAGCTTCCACTACAACACCGGCGGCATTGCCAAGGCATCGCTGACCCGCCATCTGAATGCGGGCAATCGCGCGGCTGCTGCGCAGGCCTTCATGGGCTGGCTCCGGCCCGCCGCGATCCGCACGCGGCGAGAGGCTGAACGCGACCTGTTCCGCGATGGCCGCTATCCGACCGGCACCATTCCTGTCTGGGCTGTCGATCGCAGTGGACGGGTGGATTTTTCACGACCGATCCGGCGATTGACCGAGGCTGAGGCGCTGACTCTGCTGCGCCCGGCGGGTCAGCCGGTGCCGCCGACCGTGCCACTGCCGGTGCCTACCCAATCGCCAGGCTCCCCGTCGTGGTGGCAGCGGCTGATGGAATTTCTCAAAGGAAAGGCAACATCATGAACTGGAACCTCGCACGCGGGCTGGTCTATCTGGCTTGTCTTGCTGCCTCCGGGTTGGCCATGGCCGGGCTTGCGGATTTCGATCTGGTGACCGGAAGCTTCGATCTTCGTCCGTTCAATCTTTACGCCCTGACCGGCACGGCCGGGGGCGTGATTTCCTCGGCGCTGGCCTCGGTCGCCCTGTGGCGCGGCTGGGGGCGGAAGTGAAGGCGCTCCCGCCCGCGCTGCAGGCCCATCTCGACGAGGGTACGACGACGTTGGCCTGGTGTTGGCGGATCCTCCGGGCTGATGGGGTGACACTTGGCTTCACCGACCACGACCAAACCCTGACGTTCGACGGCACCGATTTCGAGCCGGAGAGTGGCTTTGCGGCCTCCGAGGTGCGGTCGGGTTCCGACCTTTCCGTTGACGCGCAGGATGCCCAAGGCGTGCTGTCCTCCGACAGGATTACCGAGACAGACATCCTTGACGGTCGATGGGACAATGCGGCCGTCGAGGTCTGGCGGGTAAATTGGGCCGCGACCTCCCAGCGCCTGCTGATGCGGCGCGGGGCAATTGGCCAGATCCGGCGGGGACGGCTGGCGTTCGTGGCCGAGGTGCGATCGCTGGCCCATGTGCTGGGCCAGACGGTCGGGCGGACGTTTCAGGCGACATGCGATGCTGCCCTCGGCGATACGCGCTGCGGGGTCAATCTCGAAGCCCCGGCGTTCAAGGGCACTGGCGCAGTCATCGACCTTTTGCGCGACCGAGCTTTCACCGCCTCGGGGCTTGGCGGCTTCACCTCCGGCTGGTTCTCCTTTGGCACCCTCGACTGGACTAGCGGGGCCAATGCCGGGCGGCAGGCCGAGGTGTTGTCGCATGACCTCGTCGACGGAGTCGCCGTCCTGACCCTGCTGGAAGCGCCGGTGCGCGCTATTGCCATGTCCGACACCTTCACCATCCGCGCCGGGTGCGACAAGCGCATCGCGACCTGCGGGACCAAGTTCGTCAATGTCGCCAACTTCCGGGGCTTTCCCAATATCCCCGGCCAGGATGCTGTCCTGCGCTATGCCACCACTGATGGCGGCCACGAGGGGGCTGTGCTGTGACAGCGGCCGATCCCGATCTGGTCATCGCCATCGCGCGGTCCTGGGTGGGAACACCCTACCACGATCAGGCCAGCCTCAAGGGGGTCGGCTGCGACTGCCTTGGCCTCGCGCGCGGTGTCTGGCGCGACGTTGTCGGGCCCGAGCCGTTTCCAATCCCGCCCTACAGCCGTGACTGGGGCGAAAGCGGTCCGCGCGAAGTGTTGGCTGAGGGCGCGCGACGGATGATGCCCGAGATCGCACCCGCCGATGCCCCGCCCGGCGCGCTGATCCTGTTTCGCATGATGCCCCGCGCCATCGCCAAGCATGTCGGCATTCTGACCGGCCCCGACACCGTTCTTCATGCTTACGAGCGGCTCGGTGTGATCGAGGAACCGCTGACCTCGACATGGCGCCGCCGCATCGCCTTCGCCTTCCTTTTTCCACAACGCTGAGAGTTCTCCATGGCCACGCTTGTCCTCGGCGCTGTCGGTACTGCCATCGGCGGAGCCTTTGGCGGCGCAATCCTCGGCTTTTCCGGCGCAGCCATCGGTGGCTTCATCGGCTCGACCGTGGGCTCGGTGGTCGACAGCTGGATCGTCTCCTCGCTGGCACCCGCCCAGCGGATCGAGGGCGCGCGGCTCGACACGCTGCGCATCACCTCGGCCACCGAAGGGGCGGTGATCCCGCGCCTCTACGGCCGGATGCGGATCGGCGGGAACATCATCTGGGCCACCGATTTCCGCGAAGAGACCAAGACCACGACCCAAGGCGGTGGCAAGGGAGGCGGCGGGGGCGGCAAGGTCAAGACCACCGAATACCTCTACTATGCCAGCTTCGCCGTGGCGCTGTGCGAGGGGCCAATCACCGGCATCGGTCGCATCTGGGCCGACGGCAAGGCGATGGACATAACCGGTGTGACCTGGCGCTGGTATCCCGGCAACGAGGGGCAGACCGCCGATCCGTTCATCGCCGCCAAGATGGGCGCGGCCAATACGCCGGCCTATCGTGGCACGGCTTACGTCGTGTTCGAGGATCTGGCGCTTGCAACCTTCGGCAACCGCCTGCCGCAACTCAGCTTCGAGGTGTTCCGCCCGCTGGCAGATGCAGACACCGCCGAAGGCTTGACCCGCGCCGTCACTCTGATCCCGGCCTCAGGCGAGTTCACTTATGCCACCGACGCTGTCCGCAAGGGCAGCGGCGGTGCCACGATCGCGGAGAATCTGAACGCGCTACCCGACCAGCCCGACATCGTGGTGGCGCTGGACCGGCTGCAGGCCATGGCCCCGGCGGTCGAAAGCGTCAGCCTCGTCGTGGCCTGGTTCGGCAACGACTTGCGCGCGGGATCCTGCAAGGTGAAGCCCGGCGTCGAGGTCGCCTCCAAGGCCACGACGCCCGCCAACTGGTCGGTGAACGGGGTCAGCCGCGCCAGCGCCCATCTGGTCAGCCGTGACGTCGAGGATCGGCCGGTCTATGGCGGCACGCCCGCAGATTTCGCGGTGGTGCAGGCGATCCAGGAGATGAAGGCACGCGGTCTGCGCGTCACCTTTTATCCCTTCCTGCTGATGGATGTCCCACCCGGCAACACGCTGCCGAACCCCTACAGCGCCAATGCCGCCACGTTGGGCCAGCCTGCGTTCCCCTGGCGGGGGCGGATCACCTGTTCCCCGGCGGCCGGATTTACCGGATCGGTCGACAAGACCGGCACGGCCGCGACGCAGGTTTCTGTGCTGTTCGGGGCGGCGGCGCCGGGCAGTTTCAACGTATCGGGCGAGACCGTCAGCTTCACCGGCTCGCCTTCCGACTGGGGCCTGCGCCGCATGGTGCTGCATTATACGCACCTTTGCGCGGCGGCGGGTGGGGTCGATGCCTTCCTGATCGGCACCGAGATGCCCGGCCTGACCACCATCCGGTCGGGGGTCAGCACCTATCCGGCCGTCACCGCCTTCAAGACCCTCGCGGCCGACGTGAGCAGCATCCTCGGCGCGGCCACCAAGATCGGCTATGCCGCCGACTGGTCGGAATACTTCGGCCATCATCCGCAGGATGGCAGCGGCGACGTGTATTTCCACCTCGACCCGCTCTGGTCGGATGGCAACATCGACTTCGTCGGCATCGACAACTACCTGCCGCTGTCCGACTGGCGCGACGGTTTCGACCATGCCGATGCTCTCGAAGGCTGGCCCGCGATCTACGACCGCGCCTATCTGCAGGCGAACATCGCTGGCGGCGAAGGCTTCGACTGGTACTATGCCAGCGCCGCTGACCGCTCTGCACAGATCCGCACGGCCATCACCGATGGCGCGGTGGGCAAGCCGTGGGTCTTTCGCCCCAAGGACATCCGAGCCTGGTGGACGAACCCGCACTACAACCGGCCGGGCGGGGTGGAGAGCGGCTTGGCCACCGCGTGGGTGCCGCAATCCAAACCCATCCGCTTCACCGAACTGGGTTGCCCGGCCATCGACCGGGGTACGAACCAGCCCAACGTCTTCTTCGACCCCAAATCGTCCGAAAGCTTCACGCCGTTTTTCTCGCGCGGCTGGCGCGACGATGCGATCCAGCGTGCCTATCTGGAAGCCAGCTACCTTCATTGGGGCGACCCGGCCAACAACCCGACCTCCAGCATTTATGGCGGCCGCATGGTGCATGTGCCCGAATGCGCCGCCTGGACCTGGGATGCACGGCCATACCCCTTTTTCCCCGAACTGACGGACGTCTGGACCGATGGACCGAACTGGCGGCTTGGCCACTGGCTGACTGGTCGGTTGGGGGCCGTGTCGCTGGCGGCCCTCGTGCGCCACCTCTGCCTGCGCGCCGGGATGCCGGAAGCCCTGATCGACGTGTCTGGCCTCTGGGGGGCGGTCGAGGGCTATGCCATAACGGCGCTGGAAGCGCCGCGATCCTCGATCAGCACGCTGGCCCGGCATTTCGGGTTCGATGCCATCGAGACCGAAGGCATGATCCGCTTCGTCATGCGCGGGCGGGCGTCCGTTCTGACCTTGGCCCATGACGACCTCGTGGCATCCCGCGAAGGCGAGGCGCTGGAACTGGTCCGTGCGCAGGAAACCGAACTGCCACAGGCGCTGAAGTGGCAGGTGGCCCGGGCGGACGAGGATTATGACGCGACCTTGGTCGAAGCCCGCCGCATCACGGTCGACACCACCCGCATCGCGTCCGAATCCTTCCCGATGGCGATCCCGCCCGAGGAGGCCGAACGCCGCTGCCGCCGCGCGCTGATGGAAGCCTGGATCGGCCGCGAGAGCGCCAGTTTCCGCCTGCCGCCTTCGCGGCTGGCGCTGGACCCGGCCGACGTGATCCGGCTGGTCCATGACGGTCGCGAGATCGAGTTGCGGCTGGTGTCCATCGCGGACTCTGATGGGCGCGGCATCGAGGCTGTCCGTCAGGACCGCGCCGCCTATGACCTGCCGCCTGGCGATCCGCGACCGGCTTCGCTGACCCGGTCCGTGGTCTTCAGCGCACCGGATGTCGTCCTGCTCGACCTGCCGCAACTCTCCGAAGACCAGCCCGCGCATCGGCCCATGGTCGCGGCGCATGCGGTTCCCTGGCCGGGCGAGATGGCGGTGTTCCGCAGCCCGGGGGCGGATGGGTTCGCCTTGCTGACCACCTTTGGCAGTCGCGCGCGGATCGGCACGCTGGTGTCGGATTTCTATCCGGGCCCGACCTCGCGCTTCGATCTCGGCAATGCGCTGGTTGTCGATCTGGCCTCCGGCACGCTGGAAAGCGTCACCGATCTGACCCTGTTTGGCGGTGCCAATGCGCTGGCGGTGGAATCCGAGCCGGGCAGATGGGAAATCGTGCAGGCGGGTGCGGCCGAACTTATCGCCCCCGGTCGCTACCGCTTGACGCGGCTGCTGCGTGGTCAAAGGGGAACAGAAGCTGCGATGGGCAATCCCGCCTCGGTGGGGGCACGGGTGGTGGTGCTGGATTCCGCCCTTGCCCCGCTGCCCATCGCCGAGGCCGATCTTGGCTTGCCATGGAACTGGCGCATCGGCCCTGCGGCGCGGGCGGTGAGTGACGCAAGCTACACCGCGCTGGCCTTCACGCCAGCCGGTCGCGGCCTCGTGCCCTTCGCCCCGGTGCATGTCGCGCAGCCGTGGCGCACGGCGCGCAGCCCGGGTGATCTTGCGATCCGCTGGACAAGGCGATCCCGCGCGCTGGTCGCCGATGCCTGGGAACAGGTCGAGGTGCCGCTGGCCGAAGACCTGGAAAGCTACGACGTCCAGATCCTCGATGGGGCTGTCGTCAAGCGGACGCTGAGCAGCAGCACCACATCCGTCCTCTACACCGCTGCCCAGCAGACCACCGATTGGGGCGCACCGTTGGCCCCCGGCCAGACACTGGCGATCCGCATCTACCAACTCTCGAACCGCCTCGGTCGCGGCGACCCCGCTGCCGCCATCCTCCAGTTCTGAAGGCCCGCGCCCCATGTCCGATACCTCCACCCATCTTGGTCTGCCGTATCTTCTGGCGGCCCAAGCCCAGAAGCATGTCACCCACAATGAGGCCTTGCGCCTCCTCGACGCCATGGTGCAACTCTCGGTCCTCGACCGCACGCGCACCACGCCGCCCGCCAGCCCCGCCGATGGCGACCGCCACCTCGTGGCTTCGGGGGCGACGGGTCTCTGGGCCGGGTGGGATCTGAACGTGGCCTTCTGGGTCGATGGCGTCTGGCTGCGCCTGGTGCCGCGCCAAGGCTGGCTGGTCTGGATCGCGGCCGAGCAGGTCTTTGTTGTCTGGAATGGAAGTGCCTGGGACCCGGTCGGCGTGCCGCAAGATGTGTCTGACGCGATCTTCAGCCTCGTCAACGACGCCGACCCGACAAAGAAGGCGCTGTTTTCGCTGTCGGGGATCACCACCGGCACGACCCGGACCTTCACACTGCCCAACACCTCCAGCGAACTGGCAATCCTCGCGGGCACCCAGACCTTCACCGGTAACAAGACCTTCTCCGGCACGCTGACCGCCTCGGGCACTGTCACCGTCTCGGCGGCATCGGCCAGCATCGGTACGGCGACGACGACCGCCACCTACGGCTTGGGCACCGGGGCGACGACCACCGGCGTCACCAAGACCGTGAACCTCGGCACCGGCGGCGCATCCGGGTCGACGACCGTCGTGAACATCGGCTCTGCGACGGCTGGCGCGGGCGGCACCACGGTGGTGAACACGCCCACCGTCACATTCGCCAATACGGTCACGCAGGTCGGCATGCCGCAGGCCAACCTGACCGCGCAGCTTCTGGGCCTCGGTGGGGCCACGGCCGACAGCTACAACCGGCTGTCGGTGAACACACCGGCCGTGCTGCTGAACAATGCAGGCGCGGGCATCGAAGCCACCGTGAACAAGGCTGCCGCCGGGAACGACGCTGCCTTCGCCTTCAAGACCGGGTTTTCGGCGCGGGCGTTGATCGGGCTTCTCGGCAACGATGATCTCAGCTTCAAGGTCAGCCCGGATGGCTCGGCCTTCTTCGACGCGATCCGGATCGATCGCAGCAGTGGCCAAGTGGAACTGCCGCAGCCGACGGTCCTGCCCGGCCTCAGCGCGGCACCGCCCCCGCCACCGGCTGGCAAAGCAACCATTTACGCCCGCAACCGCGCCGGGGCGCCGTGGATCGACGTGATGCGCCCCTCGGGGCGGGACTTCCCACTGCAACCCCACTTCGGCGTGAACCGCATCGCCAACTGGTCGCCCTCGGTCAGCACCACGATCACGACCGAGGGCCTGCCGATCACCTCGGTCGGCACCGTCTCACACCCGACCCTCGCCGCCACGAACCTGGCCGCCAGCATGCGGCGCTGGCGTCTGACCTCGGCGGCCGTCGTGGACTCGGTGGCCGATCAGCGCTCCGCAGGCTGGGCCTGCTGGCGCGGCAATGCCGCAGGCCTCGGCGGCTGGACCTTTGTCACGCGGATTTCGCTGACGACACTTCAGGCGACCGGCATGGGCTTCTTCGGTCTCTATGGATCTACGGCAGCTCTGGCCACGACGCTGACGCTGGCCGCAGCCATCAACTGCATCGGCATCGGCTTCCAGCGTGGCACCCATACCCGCTGGCAACTGGTCGCGAACGACGGAACCGGCGCACCGACGCTGACCGACATGGGGGCGAGCTTTGCTATCGCCACTGGCGGGGTGCTGACCCTGTTCATCGCCGCCCCGCCGAATGGCAGCTCGGTCTGGATGCGGGTCGTCGACGAGGTCACTGGAGCGGTCTTCGAGCAGGAGATGAACGCTGACCTGCCCGCCGCAACGCAGTTCCTGTCGCCGCGGCTGTTCCTCAACACCGGCGCAACGGCGGCGGCGGTCGCTTATGACTGTGCCGGGATTTATCTGGAAACAGATTTCTGATCCGGCTTCAATGAGAACCAACTCGTGTGAAGCCCGGGCCGGGCGACATTGAGACGGGAAGCGCCGAACGCCTCGATCGTGGGGCACCGCCCGGCCCGGATCACAGGTTAACAGTTTCAAAGAGTGGCAGGGATTCGCTGCGCCGGAATGGTTGCACGACAGGGCTGCACGTGTCCCGCGCGGCGATGGGCACAATTGTGCACCTGTCAGCGGATCGAGAGAGGTTTCACGGTTCGATATCCTCAAAGGCTTCTGTCCGATGCCAGACAAGGCGGGCGCGGTGTTTGTCGGTGAGCGGAATTGGCGCTTGCCAGCGCAGCTCGGCGCGCGCTTTCTCGCTCAGCTTGGGTGAGAATTGCGGAATTCCCTCATCATCGAAGGTCACCAGCCCCCGGTCGAAGGCGGCATCCCAAAGGGCCGAAAGGAGTAGGCCGTTATGTACGTCCAGCCGGTCGGCGTCGCTGGCGCAGTCTTTCCAAGCGATGATGTGGCTTGCGCGCAAGAGCGCCGGATCGGTGATCCCGGTCAGCGGGCAGCGGCCTTGCCAGTAGGTCACTAGACGGTCGCGGAAGATATCCTGACCAACGCGCTGGATGATCAGCCTCTCCGCTTCGGTGCCCTTGGGCAGGTTCGCAACCGCCGCGCGGAATACTTCCAACGGACCATCGGGCAACGTCACGCCTAACTGGTAGATGCGCGGCATCACCGCATAGAGCGCAGAGAGGCTCGGACAAGCATAACGGGCCAGACCCGGGCCTGGTAGGTCAGTCTGCGGTAGGTCCAGTTCTTCAAGGATTCCGCGATGATCGAGCGCTAGGAACCACGGTCCTTCTTGGCCTACGGCAGCGAGCCAGACATTCCCCTTCGCAGTCGTAGATCCGTAGCATGCCCAGCCGCCGGATTCGCCCATGGCGCGGCGATAGCCGTTTTGCCAGGCCACTTTTTGGCATTCCTCTCGGACGACGAAGCTCTGGGGCGACTCGATAGTCATAGGTCCATTCCAAAAAGGCGTTCTGTCGGGGGCGTCGAACTCATTCGCAAGACGACATACTGGTCGCCTTGTACTGTGGCAGGCGGGGCTGTTGTCGTCGTGATGATATATTGAAAGCAGGGAGACGTGGATTCACTTTCCCAAAGTTGAATCAGCTCGAACAAACGGGCGTACAGCGTTCCGTCAAGGTCCGCTTCGCGCGGGCTGTCATGAATAAGGAATGCAGGTAGATCGGCCCTCTCCTCGACGGCCAAATGCATCGCTGCAAGGTCAAATGCAACAATCTTCAGCGAGTCGAGAGCCGCTGTTGAAATCTCCCCGCGCCCAGAGAATTGCGCATCAACACGCAACCCTTTGCCGTCGAGCTTGATCGAGCCATCAATGCCGTCGGGAAGCCAAGCGGATACGATTCCCCGATATCGATCCTCCAAGGCTCCGATTGCCTGTTGCGCACGCTTCCTGCCCTGTTCCATTTGTTTGCGCACGGCTTCCAGCTCATCTGGCGTGCTCAGTGTAGGAGGCGTTGGTGTATCGCTGTGGCGCAAAGATCGCGCATCGTCGAGCAAGCGCCTCGCCCGATAAACTCGGTCTTGGATCGTTGCTGCCGCTTGCTGTGCCGCACGAAGTGCGACGCCAGCGTTTTCAGACTGACCTGCGGTCGTTCTGATTTGCTGATCGATCTGATGCACAAGCGCATCTATCCGCCTTGCTTCCAACTCGGCAGCTTCGGCGTCCCGATCAAGTTCCGCAGCTTTGGTTTGTTTTTCCGAAATCGACGCCCTTATGGCGTCAACATCACATCGCTCCAGCGAAATTCCGCACCCTTTTGCCAGTACCTCGTCCACTGGAACGCGGCAAATCGTGCATACTCTGATGCGACCTTGGCCTATATCAATCTCGCCTTGGCTGGCTTCACTGCGGAGATAATTGGCCTCGATACGCTTCTTCTCCGCATCGATTTGCTGCGTCTGCCGCTCCTCTACCTTGGCTGCACGCTGCGCGTTCAGATCGGCGAGGCGATCAAACAGCGCGCCGACATCTGGTGGTTGCGGAACATCGGCGCGCATCGCTTCTGCGAGGGCAGCTTCTGCAAGCGAAACCAGCCCCTTCTGCTCCAGCGCGTCGTCGAGCGCGACATCCTCGCCTACTCCCAATGCATTGCGGAGAGAGCGGAATTTCTCCGTCCTGCGCTGCTCGCTATAGGCGTTCTGCTTTCGCTCTTCATCTGCGGCACTCGCGAGTTCCCGTTCGCGGGCGGCGGCA